CCAGGTTCATGTGGATGTGAAAACGTATCACCTTTTCTCATTTTACTTGCTAATGAACTTGTTGCCTTTGCATTTTCTGCTGTTGGGATTACCATCGATGGTCTGTTTTCATTTCCAGAATCCATTCTTATACCAGCAGGATATGGTTTTGATTGTCGTTGCTCATTCGGAACACTACCAGCAGCAGGAGCAGAAGCAGGAGCATTACCTGCAGGCGGTGGTGCTTTAGCACCAGGAGGAATAGCTTCTACTGGTTTTGGTGGATTGTCATACTTATTTTTATCCAATAATGGTTTGTTATTTGCAACAATTTCTGATTCTTCTTCGTTAGTAAATTCTTTCCACAGTTGATATATTTCATATGCTGTCCATAAAGTAAATCCAATATCAATTGCCGCAGCAACCCAACCCACTATTGGTATGGCCATTAAAGCTGCGGCTACTGCTAATTTTTTTCCTATTCGAGCAAATAATTGTGGGGACTTTCTCTCAACGTATGCAAGAAATCTACCCCACAATCCTTTTTTTACTCCTTCAGTTGCTGTCTTTGATACTGTTTTTCCTGCCAGAGATTTTTCTGCTTTTGTTGCTAGTTCTCTTTCTTTTTCAGCAGCAAGTTGTCCAGCTTTAACTTTATCACCAACTGTTCCATGAGATGATAGAATTTTTTCTTCTTTCTGAACATGTGGAATGGCAGCAGGAAGAGCTTTACGTAAACCCATAGCAGTAGCAGCACCTGCACCAGCGAGAAGAAGACCTTTACCTAAACTCGGTAAAACTCGTCCTGCCATTTTAAGTAAACCAAAATTGGATGCTATAGAAAGTATGGTACCTATTACTGAAGAAAGTTTTTTTAATCCCCCAACTAAATCAGGAATAATTGAAATAAGTGATTTGAATAAAAACCCAACAGTTCCTATAATGAATTCGAGTATCTTCCGAAAAAGACTTTTATTTTCTTTTTCTTCTCCCTTTTTATTTGGAGTGGGTTTTCCTGCTTTCATAGCACTTTCGTACTCAGATTCTCTCTTGCTAGAATTTTTGAAAAAATTGTCTGTATTTTTTTCTTCAGTTGCACCCATTAATTTAACAAGTTTTACTATATTTCGTTTCACAAGATTAGTATCACGTGCCATCTGTGGTAAGACGATGGAGTTCTTGGCAACCATTCTAAATTGCGTTTTTAATTCACCTAAACGATCAGCAATGGTGTTTAGGATTGTTTCAGCACCAGCACCTAAACCTTCTGACTTTTCTCCTTTGAGTTTATCTCCACCTGCCTGATATCCTTTTAATCCTGGTAGTAGAGCAGTTAATAAACCTTTCTTTTTGAATAGATAATTTCGTGGGTCAAGGCGTTCTTTAGCACGTTCACTAAACGCAGTTGCTAGTGAACTCCCTATGCCTTCACCTTTTTCTCTTTGTTTACTAACGATGTCTGTAAAAGTTGCCATATCTTATCTTCTTTGTTGTTGCTGTAGTTTTATTTTTTCATTTTCTTCTTCAATGTGACTTATTAACATATCGATATAAATTCGTTTTTCCCACGGCACCATATTATCTAAATCAGTAATAGTGTACTTGTGATGTTGCATTAATGAAAAATTTGTCCTATAAAAATTTTCCAATGTATCATGCCGAAGGATTAAGCGAAAAAATTTTGAATTCCCTCCAACAATATCTTTTCTTCATAACCGCATTTTTTACAATGAAAATCAACTTCCTTTGATATCTTCGGAATAGTTTCAAAAAATTCTTGTAACTTTAAAAATTGAGCTCGGTTCATACTTTCAAGAAAATCCGTTAATTCTTCTTTCTTTACATCTTTGGCATAATGTATTTCATCTTCATCATAAATGTAATCAATACAGGATAAAGTAGTCTCCATTAGTATTTCTGATTCTGATGTAGCAGAAATAGTGTTAAGTATTTTAAAGTTTGGATACTTCATAACAACTCCCATTGTGGGAGTCAATTCTATCTTGTTGGTGTGATTCTCAGGAATTTCTGGTTTGATGTCTAAAATATTAACATCAAACTCTACCATATTTCCACATACTTTCTCTTCTTCACCCACATGAATTTTATTGTTGCACTTGTATCTAAGTTCTACTACTTCACTGATAGACCTAGCACGTAGATTAAAAAATACAAATTCTAAATCCGAAATAGGTAACAATTCAACGTCAATATCTTCAGTCAAACAGCAATTATTAACAATCTGTTTGATAGCACTCAGAATAGTTAGTTCATCTTCTGATTCATTTGCTATTAAAAGTATTTTTTCTTCTTTGACCAAGAATGGTCTAATTTGAATTTTCTTTTTTAATAAAGGTAAAGTCAAATCATATATTGGTACATCAAGTTTTGGTAACATAGTATAACTCCATTATTTTAAGTTTAGACTGTTTGAAAAAAATCACGATAGGCAAATTGCACTGTTAATTTTTGAAACCCATCATCACCCCAATTTAATTGTTGTGATGCGTATCCGATTGGAAAAGCATCTCGTAGTATAATTTTTCGTATAATACTATCCGATTCTGTTAAATGTGATATTTGAATAGTTGTCTCGTAACTATCTCTAAACCTAATATTGTTTGTTGATGATGGCATAATGTATTCAATCCACCCATTAAAAAAACTTCTTTCTGTGCCAAGATTAGAGCACAAGAAAGTTAAACTAATATCTTGAAACTGTTTTTGATAAGGAATTTTGTAAGTCGGACCATATACTTTAGCTTCGGCGGTTTGTAAACTTTTGCCTGGAAGTTCTGCTGTTTCACACATTAGACTAAGTTCTTCTCCACTAATACCACTTCTACTAGCAATTGGTGGCAATATTATTAAAACTTCGAATCGATTGGTCTTAGCTAACCCATTAATACGATTAATATTTCCTATAAATTTCTGTAATGACATTAAAATTTGTCCTCTGATTCTGCGAATACTTTATTTTTTGTTGCTCCCACAAAGGATTCCATAGGCAGAAGAACTGCTATGTCCCATTCATCTGCGTGTATTTCTAAGAAACGAGATTCCACATGACTGAACAAATATCGTTTGATACACGGTGTTGCTTCAAATGCTTTTGATGATGCTGCAAGATATCCATAACTGATTCGCAGTTTGGTTTTCTCATCATAGGTTTTGTTGGATGAAATTTCACTAAGTTTGTCCAATAGATTAACTCGATGCCTTGGGTGTATGTAATGTAAGTTCAACCCTAAGAATCCATCCTTGTATCGTTCTATTGGAATAACCAATGGGAACCTATCGTAGTATGGCATCGAATCTTTCGTTTTCGGATCATAAAAATAGAAATACATCTTTCCAATTATGGACGAATCCTTGAGCCTCTTCCTATCAGACATCAATGTTGCCTGAGTTGGTTTGAGCTCTTTGATTTTGTTTTTCAACCAATCTCTTGACTGAACAGTGCGTGGTTCAATGCCCTGTTTTGCCAGTGATGATTTGATTCTATCTAAAAGTGTTTTCGCCATGACCTATTTATCTCAAATGCCCAAGTCTTTCTCGGTGAGTAACTTGAATTCCCAACCGTGGTCTTTACAAAACTCGGTTGCTGCTTTCCACTTACATTCATTGATGACATAGGTGATAGACTCCTGAATGAACCGTTTGGTCTTCTTCTTCTGTGTGGGGGGTCTTGTTTCTCGGTCGGGTTTGACTTCAATGATGTAAGTCATTACCTTTCCGTCCTTTAGTTTCATTTGGGAAATAAAATCGGGGAAGTAACGGTGCTTCTTTTTATCCACAGGACTGTAGTAGGGTATAGGTAATTCCTCCGATGCCCACCAGATAACAGAGGGGTTATCATCCAAATACTTCATAACTCGTAGCTCCCATGAGGAACGGTAGATGATGTTGGATGGGTTGCCCCTATACTTTAGTGGATTTTGAGGATAAAACTTTCCTTTATATGACATAAATACTCTCAGGTTATAAACTTTCACTTTAAGAAACTATATATGGCATCCAAGGCATTCGATACTGGAATACACAGATACCCTCAAGAATTGGGGTCTGATAAATCTGCAAAAAATTATCATTACATTGTTTT